TCCGGTCTTTGCAAGGCTAACTCCAGCTCTTAATTTAGCTAAATCTTCGTTTTGATCCATTTTATCCTCTGCAATTTCGCCTTGTTGCATTAATCTTGCTCGTGCAAGGTCTATTTGAGCTTCATCGTTTTCTTTTTTACGCTCATTTTCCATTGCACGTAGGTCAACTTCACGTGATTTTAATTTTAGAAGAGGATCATTGTCAAATTGTGACGTAATTTGCTTCTCTTCCTTCATAAATTCTTCTGTCATTTCAGCAATCAACACAGATTTTCTAGCTTCAACTTGATTTGTGAGCGCTTGTAACTCTGCTTGTATCTGTGGATTCATAGCAGCTTGTTGTTGCATCATCATCATTTGTTGTAATTGTTCTCTAAACTCTAATTGTACCTGTTCTTGTGCCATCAAAC